GTGAGTGCACAAGGGCAAGCAGGTCTGATCGCGCGGCTAGGCCGAGGGCTACTTGTCGGCACTTCCATTGTTCAAGGTTGTAAGTGTCCTCAAGCGCGGAAACGTAGGTGGTGGTGCGTGTGTATCCCACTGGCTTACCGCCGCCAAGTGGTGTGATCAATGGGCGACCGTAGTGGTCCCTAGCGATGTCAGTCATTCGTATTGCCTTCCGTTGTTGTTGTCGTTGTTGATAAAGTGCCAGGCCTCTTTAGCCATTGGCATGAAGTGCCACACGGGTGACTCTTCGGCGATGCGGTTGCGCAGGTACATGGCGAGCAGCTCCACTTTCCAACCGTCCTCGAAGTCCGCGTTGTAGGTTTCACCTTCTGGCCATTGCGCGGTCATGCTGTGGCCCGCTCAAAAGTTGTGCCCATCTGTGTCCAGGGAATCTTGATGCCGGCTCGCATTATTGCTCGCTCAACACTGGCGACCTTGACGTTCATGGCCTTGGCAATGTTCTCAGGTCCGAGTCCACCGTCCCACAACCACATGGCTTCCTCCCCTGATCTTGGTAGTAGTGGTCGCTGTTGCTTCTTACCTGGCACGCGGGCCATCGGTACTGTTCCACCACGCACCGTGTAAAAGTCACGCTCTTTAATGGCATCAGTCAAGCACTGGTCACTGACAGGGCAACCAGAACAGATCGCTCGAGCTGTGATCGTTTCGCGTAGTTGCTCGCGTTCGGTGTGCCTCTTCGGTACAAACGCGTCGGGGTCTGAGTATCCGGCGCACGCCGCGCGGTTGTGCCACGTCATCGCTTACCAGCCTTCCTGCGTTGTTGCTCGTCCTGCAGGGCTGATACGTAGCCAGCGAAGTAGGCCATGCCTGATGATGCAATGACCATGAGCAGGATGGTGATGGTGTCCGCGGTCATGAGTAATCCCCAAACACTTCGCCTTGAATGATGCGCATGGCTTCAGCGTTCACGTCCATGAGTGCGGCCTGCACACTCAGGTTGCGGATGCGCTGAAGTTGGTAGTAAAGGTCGCTGGCTTGCTGATCGTTGAGGTGCACGATGTAGGGCACCTCGGTGCGGTGATCGATCATGACGATGGCTTGGTTGATGCCGTCGCCTTCGTCCAGGAGCTGCGAGACCGCGATGTTCCGCGGGTGGATGATGTAAGGCATTGTTTCCTCCGATGTGTGCTGGGCTGACGTGATTGACCATAGACCTACCCTGTGACCGTGTGCAAGGACACTGAGGAATGTGTGCCTAACGGACGGCGTGTCGCGTGTTAGTGGCTCAGATCGCCTCCTGTGCCCTCTGATGGGTATTCCTGTGCCTGACTAGGCGTGGGCTGTAGGTGTGCGACACGCTCAAGAATCTTTATTTGCCACAAGTCTTGACAGGTGTGGGACACCCAGACTAGATTCATCTCAACAGCCCAGACACACAACAATGGCCCCTCACCACATCGGTGAGGGGCACTAGATTAGGGGAACATTATGCAGCTCGACTTGTATCAAACACCAGCAATGCTCACTGGTCATGCCAGGCTCGTAGTGTGCCCGAACTGTGGCACCATTGTTTATGCACCATCAGGTTTCAGGAAGTCACGCAAGCCACTAGGTGACTGCCCTATGTGTGGCAAGAATAAGTGGAAGCAATGCGATACACCCAATGGACCGTTCCACCACGTTGACGAATGGGATGACAATGCCAGTGACCTATGAGTATCGATGTGGGTGCGAACACACCACAATCTTGCGCGTACCAGTTGAGCAACGCGACGAACAGCGAACGTGCTACACGTGCAAGGAATCATTGACACGTATTTACTCGGCCCCTGGTGTGTCGTTCAAGGGTGAAGGATGGGGAGGCAAGCCATGAAGTTTACGATCAGGACGCAGTGCGGTGAGTGTGAACGCCCGCGCCGCTTCGAGCTGGTAATGGGAACAATGTCGTCGTGGTATCAGTGCCCTAAGTGCGGCGAGTCATTTGGTGTTGAGATGTCAAAGACACCACCCATTAGGCGTGCAGGTAGGATTGCCTAATGGCGAATCAACCCAAAACCCCGCACCGTAGTGTTCGCCTCAACGATGACATTTGGGATGCGTTGCGTGAGATTGGTGAACAGACTGGCCTGAGCGTCAGTGAAGTGATGCGGCTTGCGCTCACTGACTTCATCATGAAGTCGCGCTAGTCACTCTCGTTGATGTTTAGGGCTGCCCTGAGTGCCAAGATGGCGAGGGCTTGCGGGTCAGTGGGTAGCGCATAATCAAAGGCACGCCATAACGCTAACGCTGCGGCCTTTATCTGTTCATCGCTGGGCTCAATCATCAATGCCCAGCTGTACTTCCTGCTTGCCAGCCCACTGGATACGGGCGCGGGCCATGTCAAGGTAGTCGGCGTCCTGCTCAATGCCGACAAAGTTGAAACCCTCGATGACTGCGCCTTTGCCCGTGGAGCCCGAACCCATGAACGGGTCAAGGACTACGCCTTTGGGTGGGGTGATGAGTTTGACTAGGTAGCGCATTAGGTCCACGGGCTTAACCGTTGGGTGGTGGTTGGCGCGTGTCGGGTTTGTGAAGGTGCGGTCAGGGCACTGGCAACCGTCAAGGACTGACGCGCCACACGTTGCGCACGTTCGGGCGAGGCCGTTGCCTTTCCCCCCAATCTCTTTGCCAGCGAACCCGTCTAGCCCTTCGTTGCGGTCACGCTTGTTGGCTTTCGCGCAATAAAAGAAACGGGCCGCGCTACCGTTGTCTGGGAACCCGTCCACTACTTCGTCACTGCCGTCGTGGATTACGTTCGCGGGCCAACGACCCTGATCCTTAACAACGTATTCAACAGAACCTTCTGCATTATTGTAGTTGTTGCCACGAATGTCTGGATAGTTTACCGTCTTGATCTCGCCTGTACCAGTACCAATCCTTGAACCGTCAATGTTGAGCGCACCTGTCCCGTGTTGCAGGACGTTGCTCGCCACTGTGCCGGCGAAGGGTTTGCGCGCCATCACGATTGGTTCGTGCGCTGGCTTCAACGCTGTGCCCCAACCTTCCCACTGTTGCGCGGCAGGGGTTGATGGCGCGGTGATGTCAACTTCAATCGCTTTGCTGGCGCCAATTGTGTGACGTTGGCCTTCCTTGGCATTTGCAATCCCTGACATCTTTGTGCCGACAACTTCGCGGTTGGTGTAGGCAGTCCACTCGATGCCCGTTCTCTCGGCAACTAGCCGCTCAATGTACTCGGGCACCTCGGGAAGATGTGGGCGCATTTTGTCGAACAGGTCGGCGGTGGCGATTGCTGGTTGCTGTTTGTTCGTCAGGTAGTGGCTGGCCATGTTTGTGCCGGTGGCATCGTTGACCTGTTGCGTCGTGATCCCCGTGGAGCGCATCCACTCAGTGAAGCGCAGCTGCCTGTCCCTGTTTTCCCCCGAGCCTTTGTCGATGGCCTTGCTCACGTCCAAGGATTTAGGGAACCCTGACCCGTAGAGCCACATGATTTGGTCACGGATTTGGAAGCCCGCGTCCTCAATGGCGCAAGCCATCCGGTGATAGGTGCGTGACCCACTGAACGCGAGCAGGTGCCCGCCAGGCTTGAGCACGCGCAACGCTTCGGTCCACATCTCAACGCTGTAAGCGATGCCGGTGCTGTCCCACGACTTGCCCATGAAGCCGAGCTCGTAAGGCGGGTCAGTGACAATGGAATCCACCGAGCCGTCAGCCATGCCACGCATAACTTCAATGCAATCACCGTGGTGCAGTGTTATTTGGTCCGGTCCCATAACCACTTACTCGCTCTCGTTAATGATCTGGCGGTACACCTCGACGTAACCGGCAAGGTCGTGAATGGAATCCGCGTGGTCAGGGGATTGAATCAGGCGTGCAACCTTGAGCAGGGCCATCATCATCGCGGCCTGCTCAGGTTTGATCTCGGTGCGCAGGTACGCGGACCACAGCTCGGCAATGCGCTGGTGATTGATCAGCGGACTGCCGTAGGCACTTCCTCGCACAGCCATTAGCCCAGCGATGTCAGCCTCAGGCACAAGCACTTCTGCTGGCCGGCCAATGATGGGGCCACCATCACCCACATAGTCACTCATTGTCATCGGCCAATGTGGGTGCGTGATACCTGGAACCGCAAGCAATGCACTCCATGTCTAGGAAGTATTGGGCGATCTCGTTGTCAGCGAATGCGCAGATCACCCTGAACAGTGGTGACCCACACACGCATTCGTGGGTGATCATCGGTCGATAGTCCACGGCCTGAGTCAGGTCAGGCACACAGTCAATGATGTTTTTCATTTAGTCCCTCGCAAGTTGTTGGCGTAAACGGCTGCGTAGAACGCGCACAACACGGCCAATGCTGGCTGACCAATGCTGAG